CCCTGCCAGTCCTAGTTCAACTACAGCAGCTCCACCTGCCGCAGCAGCATCAGACCATTGGCCACCCAAGTCGGTGACCATCTGTTGTTGACCAAGTTGAATCTCAGCATTAGCTGACATAGAAGCCATTTGGACTTTTGCAGCATTATCTGAAGCGTTCCTCGCAACATTAGCTTGGATCATCCCAAGTCCCAATGTGCCGATAGTAGGACTCAAAACTTGAGCCCACTTCAGTGCATTAGATTCGACGTATTGGGGAACAACAGAATTGTCTTTCGACAGTGCAATTGCCATAACGGCAGCGGATGCAGCCTGACCATCACCACTTGAAGCAACTTGTGCAAGAGCACGATACTTTGCTTCAGAGGCCAGTGCATTGGCTTGAGCAGCCTTTTCAACAGCGGCATAATAATCGTTGCCCGTAGAGGCGCAACCCACACTTAATACCACACCGGCTAAAAGACCGGCAAAAATGAACCTTTTCATAATATTTCCTCTAATAGATAGGGGTTCAAAAACTATTTATAAGATTCCATTCCTAAAAAACTATGTAAAAATTACATTGCAATTTGCAAGCGCAAAAGACAATGACCTAGTATCTGGCCCGACAGCGTTAATAACTTTTGTCGCCCAATATTTGTTCTGTTCAACACCACCATGTTGTAGGTCTCTTGCTCGACTCATCATACCATCAATGGGTGTCCAATCATCGTCTTCCAATACGACCAAAGTAGCACCTGAGTCGGAACAGACATTAGCAAGAGCATCTAAATTCTTTTGAAAATTTAGATCGGAATTAGAATCGTTATCAAGATACTGTTCATAGTAAGAACCAAAATTACTTTGTGCCACTACAACATTATCTTTTCCAGATGGTAAAAACCTGTGCCAAAAAACTTCGCCGTTTCCTTGCATCTTAATCTCAAATCTGTGTTTACTTGGGGGCCTGTAAACTACAAATTTTGGTTTGAGTTTTGGTATCCAGTGTGACCCCAACCTGTAACAAGTGTCGGGAGAACCACCCTCAACACCGAGATTATAATTGATGAGTCCAAAATGATCAGCAACTATCTGTGTGAAAGTTTTTTCGACAGGCAAACCCACACCGAAAGTATGACTACATCCAAGAGATACAATACAGTCAGTGTCGAATTCAAAATTTGGTGATCTGAAACCATAGGAATTGATACTATATGTAATATCAAATGCCTTCCAATGTTCCATCACTTGAGGATGAACTAGGATATTATTGAGATAATTTTCTTGTGAGTCTGTTGACCACCACTTGAAAACACCATCTCTATCAGCAGAATTGCTAGAGATATCGATACTATCCATTACCGCAATTTTTTACCCAATTCCCTGCTAAAGACTGATTTTTTATCTTTTTTACCGTATGTATCGGCAAGAGCTGAATTGGGATGAGCCTCCGCAATCTTGGAAAATACTTCTTTCATACCACCATCGGCTTTTGTTCTGTCGCCGTGGCCACCAACAATGTTCATTCCAGTAATCAACTGGCGAATACTAGGATTATCTTTTAGATATTGTTCCTTGGATGCAATGCTCATCATGTCATCCCATGTCTCACCAGTTTCCGTATTTTCAAATGTGTAGAGTGGCATTATTTTTTCCTATTATTAGGGCCTGTAATAGTTCAACAAACCAATCGCCAACAAGGCGGTGCTGACTACATTAAGAACTAGAATCGCTCTATCTTTCCACAAAAATCCAACCCAAGTCCAACCTATCATACCAAAAAATCCAAACCACATATCCCAAATTCTAGGATAATCTGCGGCTCGGATAGTGAGTGCGATAAGTATCAAGATAGAAGATGCCCACTTGACATACCAACTTAAATCGTATTTGGGTGTAGCAGACTTAAAGATTCTTTTACTGTTTAGAAGTTCCTCTTCTGCAAATTTTTGTTGTTCTTCCTTGGTCATCGGTATAAATTTTGTTCTACTGGTTTGATACCCAGAACAACTCGAGCAGCATCCCTAACCTCTGCTGAAACAGCAAAACCAAAACCTTCTGGGTCTAACAGACGGTTCACGAGTCGGTATGCATCAAGAACATTCTGAGCGATGTCTTCATCTTCATCGGGCCACTCTGAAATTTTATCAGCAATTCTCTGAATTTTTTCTTTCATCACAATTCCTCTATGGTAACTTTATATTTTTTACCATTGATATCAACAACGGGAATTGTTTTTTTGGTTGAACGAAAAGACCCATCTTCGTTCAAATCAAATTCAACTCCGCCGACTTTATGAACAAGGTCACTGGTATTTGTTTTCAGTGCCTTGTTCGTTACATCGGCTATGTAGTCACAGTAAGCAAGAGCCATTAAGCAGTCACCTCATATTGTTGGTTCCAACGCCCAATGTTGACATCAACATAGTAGGCAGTGTGGAAGTAATCAGTCATCGGATCAGAATTGTCAAACCACTTGTCGGCGGGTTTCATCGCAGCAAGCAACTCAGTCAGAAAAGACTTTGCAGCACCCTCGTAATGATCTTGGAACCAATACGGGTTGACCTGATAATGATGAGCACCCTCGCCATTGTAGTCTTTCTGGAAGTCGATAGCACCAGACTTCAGATTGACCACCAAGGTAGAATGATTATTGACAGCAATAGAACCTTTCATCTTGTATTTTTTCAATACCGACTTGATACTAGGAGCAAGTTCTTTCTTCAACTGTTGTGATACATACGCCATAATTTTTTCTCTCTCAACTCAACTTACAAACATATTATCTCATATCCTGAGGCAAAAGTCAAGGGGCCGAGCGAAAAAAGAAATCGTTAGAATTCAATGACTTAACAAAAAGTTTGCCCGATTTGTACCTGTCATAGACCTCAGAACAGTCCAAATCGACCCAAATTTGCACCATTGAGCGCTCATATTCGTTATTGTATACTTCGTGACGGGCATCAGTAGAGAAGGCGTAACAGGGGTGAAACTCGCAATATGTATCGGGTTCTGGTATCCCAGCCTTACAGGGAGCCCACTTGTCTGGGTCATAAGGTGTTATTGGAAAAACAATTCCAGTTCTTCTGCCGTACTCTGGGTTGTCAACGTGCGCTGGCACCTCGCCATGTGGGGGAACGCGAAACATGGTGGCGGGGAAACCGGCGAGAGGGACATCTGGGTGTATGATTCTCACTACCCGCCGTATTAGATTTCTGTGATATTCTGCCGGATTTAATTTGGGGTAACTATCGTGAGGCGTCATAAACAAAATATCAAGTTCGTGATGAATCCCCTGATTTTTGTATGGCACCTGATGTCTGTGAAGCAAATTCTTACTAGCAGACATCACTTGTTCAAACTCTTTACGCAAACTCTCTGACATTTCCAGAGACATTTTAAAATAAATCATATCAAAAAATCAACTGTACTAGATTTTGTTACCGACTGTTTATGTCCACTTGAATCGTACACGGTTGTCTGATAAACATCCTGCACTACCTTGTGGCGGCCTTCTTGTGCGGCCGGCATCACTTTTGTTACAACTTGTCTTTCAACCCAGACTGCCGTAGGTGATGTCCTGTGAATTGTGGAATCGTTACCTATCATTTCTTTGAATAAGCCTGAGCACCAAAGAAAGCAGCGACAATACCAGCGACTGCGACAAAGTATGTCGGAGCCATATCACCTAATGTTTTCTGCGCTTGATCCAAATCTGCAAGTGAGGCACAAACAACAGCAAAAGGATATAAGAGCATCCCCCCTAGCGCGAACCACGCCATTTTTCGTTGGGAGTCTCGCATTGCATCTTGATCTTCAAGTTCTTTGCGTTTGAACTCAAGATACATTGCCTTTTCTTCATCATCTACCTTGCCATCGCCATTTACATCAGCGGGCAGTTTTTCAGTTTTCGTCTCCTCCGACATCGGCTTCTCCCTCATTGAAATATTTTTCTTTTAATTCAGTATCATTATCAGGATCAGTCACGGTTTTATAATACACTATCACTTGTTTTGCTTCTTTTACAAACCTTTTGATTTCTTGAAGGTTGTAAGCCATGAGTTCGTAATCTGGTACAGACATGGCCATGAAAACCATTTGTCCAGATTCTTTTTCAATTCGTTGGATGAATTCTTCTAGGTTCTTGTTAGAAACCACATACCACTTAGGTTCCTTCATGTCGATAGCACGAGGCATAGCGGGATGTTGAATAGGGACTTTAACTTCTATAGTTTTGATCTCTACTTCCCTTGGGGGTTGTCTTAAAAGAGAACACCCCTCAAGGAGTAAAAACGCTGTTAAAATCGCTGTCGTTTTCCAAACTGTCGAATACTTCCTTAGTAGCATTGTTTACCCTTGGTTCAATTAGGCCTGGTTTTGCAGCAGCAAGTTTGGACAAATCATGTCTACGAAAAATATCTAGGTATCTATCTCTTTCTGCAACTATCTGTGCATTTGCAGAAGTCAATTCACCCAATGCTTTCGCCTGTGTCTCATACTGTGTTGCCATTTTTTCTATAGTATCGTTCTGGGTTGCGACTTGCAATTCCATAGCGGCGTTCAGAGAACGCAACTCTGTCAACTCACGCTGGGTATCGGTGTAATAGAAGTATCCTATCACCCCGCAACCAATCAACAATCCTAGTAGTATCTTACTCATACTTTTATTTATACTTTTATAGCAGACAAGTTTTCTCTACTGCCAAAATTACTACGATCAAATACTGGGCCATCATCCTGTCCAGAATCGTGAATATTTTCTTGTGCTGAGGAATCCAAATCATACAATCTCATTTTGGCACGGTCAACTCCAACCATGAACCTTTTGTTTCTTGTTGGATCACTATATCGATTCTTCAACTGTTTCACCATGATGTGCCCTTGTTGTTCTAATTCTTCCGTTGAGATAAGGGCAAACATCAAATCAGCAGTAGCGGGCAAACCAAAAGACTCTGAGGTGTCAGTAAGATCAACATCACTATTATTATATCCACCACGGGTTGTCTGTGTAGCAGTAACAATCGGCAAGTCATACTCCACCGCCAATCCACGCATTTCTTCCGCAATACTTTTGATGATGGTATAAGAGTTTGCACCAGAATTGCCTCGCAACCTTTGACTGACACAGATGTTCAAATAATCAACAAAGATTATGTCTGGTTGAAAGTTCTGCTTAATTTTCAACTCTTCAATCAGTGTTCTAATGTGACCCGTATGAGCAGAGGCAGTTGGATATTCTTTGATGATTAATCTACCGTCAACCTTGTTTTTGATTTTCTCAATACGACTAGTATACATTTTTTTAGACAAGTCTTTCAAGTCTTGGATTGACACATCGAGCATGTTGGCATCAATTCTTTCAGCGATACGTTCCTCTGACATTTCCAACGTAACATACAAAACATTTTTGCCTTGTTCAATACAAGCAGCAGCCATGTGACACATGAACAGAGATTTACCAACACCAGTTCCAGCAAGAGCAACATTGAGAGTTTTGTTTACAAGTCCACCCTCAGTAATCTTGTTGAAGTATTCAAGGTCAAATGGAATCTTTTCCTCGACACGATGGTAGAAATCATAACGAGACTCTGCGTCACCAACATAGTCGTGACCAATGTGATTATCAAATCCCACACTAAGAGCATCAGATAAGATATGTGGAAGAGCATCAACCGTGTGTGCCTTGTCTTGACCATCAATAATTTGAATAGAGTGCATTACTGCATTGTACAGTGCTTTGTCTTTACAAAACTTTTCGGACTGATCGACCAACCAATCAAGGTCAACGTCAACCATGACAAGTCCATTGATCAACTCCTCACATTTTACATAGAGTTGTTCATCAATTCTTTTGTTGTCTTGTAAGGTTATCAACAAAGCACTTTTTGCAGGAGCCGCATTGTACTTTGATGCATAGTCACGAATAACCTTGAAGACCTCTCTGTATTCTGAATCAAGAAAATAATCTTCTTTCAGAAAGGCGATGGTCTTTCTTAGGTAGTCTTCGTTAAGTATCAGATTCGATAAAATCTGTTTCTCTATTCTCATCAATAAACTCTCGTTTTACATCTTCAACACATGGTTCGCAAATGTATATTGCACCATTTGCACTATTAAAACATATTGCTTGGTCATTGTCAAGGTCTATTTGACCACCGCACCTATCACAAATCGCTGTAGGCATTTTCGATGTCTTCCTCAGAAACCTCTTCTTGCATGATGGAATCAGAGGAAATAAGATACCTTTGAGTTATCCAATCTACAAAGGATTGATCTTGGAGAATCGGTAACCAGAACTCCTTAGAATATGTATCCTTAGTTCTGTATTTCTTCGCATCATCGTCGCCAGATTTCGCATACCATCCGTTTGATGGTTTGACAACGTGGCCTGACTCAAGAGCCATATCCAACAAACCACTCCACTTGCTAATCCCGCCTTCCCACGAGACCTCAATTGGTATCTTTGACTTTTCACGGACGTATCTTGACTTTTCCACATTGATGATAAAATTGTATCCGACAACATCAGTTCCTTTTTTCTCTTGTTGTCTACCAATGATGAAGATATTATCGGCAGAATAGTAAATGCCAGTTCCACCAGAAACAATGTCTTTGGGGAACAATCCAATTTCTTTGTATGTGTGATTTACAACCACGGCAGGAATATCTTTTAACGTCAAATGAGGTGTGATCATTCGGAACAGAGACTTCATCTGTTTGGCGCGAGTCATATCAGCAACTGACTTGCCGTCAAGTGCGTCATCAACTTCTTTCTTGGATGCCAAGTTACCAACAGAATCTACTATGATCATCACCTGATCGGTGCGTTCAAGATTATTGAGTTGCGACATCACATCATGTTTAAGTTGTTCAATATCAGTGATAGGTGAGTGAACAACGCGATCAGTGTCAATGCCGAAACTATCAAAGTATCCTTGGGGAGCACCGAATTCTGAATCGTAAAAAAGGATTACTGCATCATCATATTTATCAAGATATGCCTTTGCAAGTAGCATGGCAAATGCAGTCTTAAAATGTTTGGACGGGCCGGCGAAAACAGTAAGACCAGAACTCAGTCCGCCATCTAACTGACCAGACAGTGCTACGTTGAGAGCAGGAACCGTAGTCTGCACAAATTCTTTTTGATTGAAAAACTTTGAATGAGTCAGAACTTCCGACTCTTTAATTGTAGTATTCTTTTTTAACTTATCTAATGCACTCATAAAAATAATCCTTCTAATGTTGCCACGGGTCTAGTCTTCCAATCAAGACTATCTACGATTGTGTTTAGTGGGTCTAGGAAAGCCTTCTCAAACATCAATTCATAATCGATGTATCTATGTAAGTCGAATTCCTTTGGCATGATACCATTAAAACCCACACAGTTTTCTCTGATGTGGTTTGGTTCTTTCAGATAGAGATACTTAATTTTATCACCATCTTGAATAATTTGATATTTGTTTTCTATCTTCTGTGTCTTCACCAAATGATTGTAAACAAGAGCGCCGCGAACATGCATTGGAGTTCCCTTGGTGTACACCGTTTCACGAGATGTATACTTACCAATGTTGTTACATCCACGGGGAAATGCCATTTGTTCTGGTTCCATTTTTCGGAAAGCTTGCCAAGACTCCTCAACAAAATTCTGTAGTTCTTTCTCACCAGCATTGAGACAAAGAGACACTGCCTCCTTCAGACTTTCTCTGATAGGTGCGGGAGTAGATGACCTGACTATTTCCAGACCCATAACTTTCAACTTGGGCGTCTTGTATCTAACACCTTCGTTGTCCCACACATTCATAGCATATCTTTTCTTCGCAACCCAGATACCAGTATCAGCGATGGCCTCGCGTTTGAAAAAGATTTTTGGTTCAAACACGTTCATGTATTCTGCCAACTCTGCCATCCGATTGTTGATTGCGGGTTCCAACTTTTCTTCTACAAACTTGTCCAGAATGTTGATAATTTCATCACGAGATTTGCCCGCCAGATGTTTTTCTACCATCGTGTCCAGTGTCACATAACAACTGTCCGTGTCAGTATAGAAAGAATAAACTTCATCCTCTGTGCCGAGGAATTTGTTTAGAAACTCATCTACTGCCTTGCCCGTGTCACGAATGATCAACTGACCACTGAGAGTGATTGCCTCTGCAATGCGTTCATCAAAATATCGAAACCACTTGTTACCGATTGCACCAAACAAAGAGTTCAACTGAATCTTTCGTGCCATCTGAAAGTTGTGATACTTGGCAATGTCATTCTTGAGTGCGGGATTCTTTGTATCCTCATACTCCTGTTCTGCCTGTTTCATGAGTTTCTTGTACCGTTGACGGTCATCAAAAAACTTCTGAGTAATCTCTGCCATGAAACCCTGTCTGTCTTTGCGGAACAGATATCCATTCGCAGCCATAGACAGATTGGCATCTTTTAGTTTTGGTTTATGTTTGCGTTCTAGGATACTTTCAACTGTACAATCAATTGGTTTATGATTCTCCGCCAACATTTCTGGAGACAGATTGTGTTGCATAATAATTGACGGGTACAGAGAAGTGGCATCAACAGAAACAACCCATCGATACTTACCAGTTTTCGGTTCTTGCACATAACCGCCTGGGAATCCTTGTGAGAAGTGTTCCTTCTTCTGAGGTATCATGATATTCTTTTCTAGCAGATGGTTGTACAACAGACAGTCCCATGTACGCACTGAAGAAAAGATGTCGTTGTAATTGCACTTACAATCATATCCCATTGTGATAATCAGTTCCAAGAACTTCATCTTATCATCAAGTTCGTCAACTAGCACAGTATCGATAATGTTGTAGTCAATAAACCTGTTCCAATCATTCTCATAAAACTCTCGGAAAGTTTCATACCCACTTTCTAATTTTTTCTTGCCGAGTTCTACTTCAGCAATATAGTCTAGTCGATAAGATTCTTGGAACGTGTAAGTAAACTTTTTGTACAAGTCCATGTAATCAAGTTGGATGATACCCTTGATATCAGTCTTGAGTAATTCTCTGTTGTGACCGCGAACAGTTTTCTTCCGCGTCATACTGTAAGGACTCAAAGAATTTTTAGCAGAGTCACCGAAAATCCTGTCGATTCTACCGACCAGATACGGCATATCAAAAAGTTCTAAGTTCCAACCAGTGATGACATCGGGATAGTCATTCGCCCACCAAGACATAAACTTTTCTAGCAAATCGTATTCGTCTGCACAATATGTGTATGTGACGGGCAGGTCTTTTGTTTCTTCGCCAGGCTTCCACTCACCAGACCCCCAAGTAAAAATCTCTTTGGTCTGGTTATCAACAATAGTAATCAGAAGAACCTCTTCAATGGGGTTCTCTGTATCTGGGAATCCGTGTTCGGCGGTAGTCTCAATATCGATTGAGAAGATTCTCATCTTCGACATATCAAACTCAATATTGTTTGGATACATTGAAGAGATGTATTGATAGGTCAGATCAGTCTGACCATAAATGGGATAGTTTTCTATCTTGGAATAGGTTTCAATGAATTCTTTACAATCGCCATTGTCACCAAACTGAATTGGTTTAAGGTATTGTCCATCAATGGAAGTAAACTCAGAGGGTTCATTCGATTTAACATAAAGAGTTGGGGTGAAAGGATGACGTTCGGTGAACCGTTTGCCATTCCTAACACCCCGTGTCAGAATCGAATTACCATATTGCCAAGCGTAAGTGTAGAAGTTCGACATAAATCATACCAAAATTATCTGATAACATAGTAACACAAAAAGGGGGATAGTGTCAATAGTTATCCTTCAAATTTTGGCATGGGTCTTGAGACCGCATTTTCAGTATGTCTAAACTTAGTTCGATACTCGTGTACGATATCGGTTTTTGGTTGGAAGACGTAACCAATCTGATTGTAGGGAACAAAGATAATTCCTTCTTCACTGGAAGGAGCAAACGGAACAAATACGATTGTATATGCGCCGGCGTTATCACCATCTTCAACTTTTTTGTATTTAATCTCAGCGACATTCTGAAGGATGTATCTCTTCCCCTTCTGATCGTCGGTGAGATATGCAACCAAGTCTGTATCTGGATTACAAGTGAGTCGTATACCGACAGCCTCACCTATGACACCATATCCAGCATCTTCTGCAGCTGCCTCCATAGCTTCTTCTACATCAATTTCAACTTCTTCACCAACATTGGCTTCGATTTCATTATC